TCATTCCAACTTCTCCCTATTTTATACTCCCCAGTTATTGGACAGTTTAGTTTGTAATAATCTGTTGTTTGCTCCATAGCCTTGACAACCAATGAGCCAATCTCGTCTGCATCATCAGGACTACACTCCAGTTGTATCTCATCATGTATAACACCCAGTTGCCTGTACTCTAAGTGTAGTGCAAGCGAGTGAAAAATAACCCATGCTCTCTTACTTATTATAGCACCCGCACTTTGTAGTAAAAAGTTAAGTGAGGCATGTTCGCTCCTAACTTTGACGTGTCTGCCATCTAATGCTTTGAGGTATCCCTTGTCTGATGCCTTGCCTACTCTTTCCCTGAGTACTTTAAGGGCAGGTGTATTATCAAGAAAGTTTTTCTTAAGTACCTTGCCTTCTTCTATACCGCCACCCGCTATACTACCTATCTTCTTATCACCTGCACCATAGAGGAATGCATAGATAAATGTCTTAGCCTTATCTCTTGTGTCTAGTCCGGCTGACTTCTGATTGGCAGTGTGTATGTCACCTGTTAATATCTCTTGTGTATAGTTCTCATCTCTCATATAGTGGGCGAGGCATCTAAGTTCTAGTCCGCTGAGGTCAGCACCTACTAGCACCTTATCCTCAGGTACAGTAAACAATGCTCTCATCTCAGAGCCATACTCTTTGCCACTAGCAGTTACTTGTTGTAGGTTTGGATTGCTACTGCTCATCCTGTGAGTCACAGTTCCCATAGTATGTACTCTGCTATGTATCCTACCTGTTCTCTCATCTATAGCATCAAGCCATGAGTTAATCTGACCTTGCCTCTTTTGTAACATAAGGTATCTACCAATGAGTTGTGCCTCAGGTATCTCTACATCCTTGAGTGTGGACTCGTCAACCTTAGGTCTGCCAGTTTCAGTAAACACCTCAGGCTTCCAACCATAGTGCATAAGATGTCTACCCACCTGTTGCCTACTGCCTAAGTTTAGTTCAGGGTATGCCCAGTAACCATAGTCACCTTCTTCATTGGTATGGCACTCGAGTTCAACCTCTGCTTGATAGCCTTTGGTTCTAGTGAAGTCTTTCTTAAATCTCTGCTCCACTGGTTTCTTGCTTTTCCATACAGGTAGGGGCTTGAATGTTTTATGTACTTCTTCCTCTGTACTGCGTAGGTCATCGTTTACTTCTTGTAATATCTCTATCGCACCTCGCTCATCAAAGAGCCAACCTGTCCTCTCTTGCCAAGAGCAGTGTCTTTTAGTGGCATACTCTAATTGCTTGGCATCCTCACTTAATCTCTTTTGCTTCATGAGTTTGTAGACTTTAGTTGTAATCTCTACATCTCTTAGACAATACTCAACCATCTCATCACTTAGCTTTGACCAATCCTCATGGTCTCCCTTAGGGTATCCTAGGTACTCACCCCAGTTAGCTAGTGAGTGACCACCCTCTCTGCGTGGACTGTCTAGCTGACTGAGTATCAGTGTGTCCTCTATTGTTGTGTTACCGAAGTCAGTACCCCATAGTCTTGCAAGTACAGGAATGTCAAATGCTATACCATTATGAAACACTAAAGTCTGTGAGTCTATCCACTCGTTAAAGTCTTTAGACTCATAGAATACTTGTGTATCTTCGGTGTATATGTCTTGCACTGCTACGCACCACACCTTAGTGGCTTCTATACCATCAGTTTCTATGTCGCAACTAAAAGTCTGCGTCATTATTCCATCCGCCCACATCAGGATTAACACCTTTCTCTAGCCTAGCAGTTTCAGGGTTAAAGTATGTCCAACCACCCTCTCCTGTCTGCCCTGTTCTTCTTAGCTTAGGTACTCTAATGCGTGTTGAGTTCTTAGTGTAATCATCCTCTGCTAACTTATCTCTTGAGAATAGTATGTTAGTATGACAAGCCTGTGGTATTGCACCACTACCCTTGACATCATACTCACTAATCTTGTGAGGATGTGAGCCATCGTCAGGCTTCCTTGTGTGTGTGCTTAGTATAACTGCACACTTAGTTTCTTTACATAACTTAATAAATCTGTCCATGACTTCTTCAATGTTCTCGTTACTTAGGTTTTTAATTGCAGTATGTAATGGGTCTACTAATATTATACTACAACCTAATCCCTTTACAAAGTATCTTATCTTAGAAAACATTTCCTCAAGGTCAATGCTACCACCACCATCATTATGTAGTTGTATCTTTGTGCCGAATCCTATCTCAATAGCTTTGTCCATGATGGTGTCAACATTTAGCTCTGTTGGTTTAACTAGTTGTAAGTTCTCTGCTGTGTGTACACTCACAACCTTCCTGATTGTCTCATCAATGTTATCCTCTACCATGAAGCAACCTATCTTCTCCTCTGTTTCTGTAGCAAAGTGATAGATGAGTTCGTTAAGTATAGTAGTCTTACCAATACTGGTATGTGCTATGATTGATACCAGTTCTCCCTTTGCTATACCGCCTCTCATCATATGGTTTAAGTCTCCAAAAGAGTCAGGTAGTGGTACAAGTTCTGTGTTCTTGTAGTTAAGCATAGCCTCTCGCATATCCTCAACTGTAGCAACACCACTAACTGTGTAATCTTTTGCGTAGTTCCACCACTCATCTAAGAATTCTTTGCCATCACCATGCTTGAGGTAATCACTTGCATCCTTGTGCTTAGCTAGTGTTAGTATCTTACATTTATTCGGACCAAGTATAGGTGCTACTCTCTCTACTGCTTCTCGGCCTACCTCGTCATTATCAAAACATAATACTACAGTTTCAAATGAGTCAAGCCATTCCAGATTGGCCTTGATATTCGCAGTAGCGTGTACTCCATTGTTAATTGATACTGATGCCCATCGACTACCACACATCTCATAGACTGACATAGCATCCAACTCGCCCTCGCATACTGTGACATACTTACCGCCACCTTGAAACAAGTTCTGTCCAAATAACATATTCTTGTTAGTGGTATCTCCCTTGCCATAGAAAGACTTACTAGCAACTACCCTTGTTTTCATACCAACCATATTATTCTTATGATTGTAGTATGGGTAGTGATGTTTAATCACTTTGCCTTTGCCATCCTTCTCACACTTGACCTTGTATCTCTCTAAGGTTTCGGCTCTTAGCTTTCTATCGTGTAGAGTATAGTAATCACCTCGATACTCGTGCTTCCAAGAGTCATCACTTTGCTCTGTAATCTGTATAGGTTTGTTACTGTGTTCAACAAAGCCATGCTCTCCACAAGAAAAGCAATGTGTCTGTCCATCTGAGTATACTGCTAAGTTATCTCTGCTACTGTCTTTGCCTAGCTTTGCACAACTAGGACATTGTTCTTTCCGTATTACTTTATTATTCTTTTCCACTTTTCTCCTCGTTTAAATTAAAAGGGCAACCGAAGTTGCCCCAATATTATAACCTAGATTAATTTAAAAGTACAACTAAAATTCAGATGGGTCGTATTCGTCTACTCCATCTGCCTTCTCATCCACCCTCACACGCTCTAAGTAAGTGTATCCATCGTAAGGTGCTTTGCCTTTCTTAACAAGCATAGTAACCTTATCTCCAAACAAAGACAGGTGAGTAGCATCCACCTCGGCTTTGTCTGAATTGTAAATCTTAGGCTGACCAAAGTCTACCTTACGCTTAGAAGTAATCTGAGTCTTGCCTTCATACTCCTTAGTCACTAAGCCATTCTTCTCAGCTTCCTTGATACCTGACTTATCTAAGGATACAGTAAGTGTGTACTTACTTTGTCCTTTGAATACATCGGGCTGAGTTACTTTGTTAAACACAACTTCACCAGTCAATGATATATAATCACTCATTTCTACATCTCCTTATAGTTAACATTTAATTTTACATCTAGCAGTATTCTAAGTAATACTACTAAAAGTGTAGTAGAAAAAATGGAAGTAAAAACTACTACACTCTTAGTAATACTAAGTAAGTAACATTGATTAAAAGTTATTTATTTATATAAACAATAAACTGGTTCAATGAATTTCTTTCTTAGAATAGTAGTATTGTATCATAGATTTTATACTTTGTAAAGCAATCGTACATAAAAAAGGAGCATTTCTGCTCCCTTTGGTTCTAGCTCTTTAAGTCTTTGTGCCTTTGTACTAAGTAGCCTAGCTTGTGCATCATACCAAACAAGGAGTCCTCGTCAGCCTCGCTTAAAGCTACCTTCAAGGCTTGTTCTCTCTGTTCCCTCTCAAACTCCTTAGTTTCTAGGTATTCGTCTACAAAATCCATGCTCTGGACCTCACCAGACTCGTTAACATAGCCTTTATCTTCGCACCAACTAATATATCTTTTAATTCCACTCATTTATATACTCCCATATGGTAATTTCTTGCCTGTAACAATTTCTACTACATCTAAATACAAAGAGTCAGAGCCTACATCATGTTCCATTTCTTCAACACTTCTCCAAGCATCTAAACATTCATAGTGATAATAATTTTCAATACATTCAAATTTATTTAAAAGATAATACTCCTTTCTTTCTTTGGCATCACCTTTACAAGGAACATCCCAAATATCTAGGTATTGCCCTTCTATAGAAACTGCCTTATCAACTATCTGCTTAAAAATTTCATTAACCTTTTTTAAATCTATTCTTAATGGCTTCATTCCTTCTCCCTTCTTATTAAAATTGAGGCTCAAACTCTATGCCTCTATCCACTAAAGACTTGAAATGCTCTGCCTTACCCTTGTAAAACAAAGCATCACTAAGTCTATCCTCGAAGTCAGCATCTAAGTATAAGTTATGCAATCTCTTGTACTCGACTGCACAGTCTAATAACTCATGCCCAACTTCCCAATTTCTACCTGTCATATCACTCATTGAGTCTATTATACATCAAATCAAACTCAACATCTTCCCTTGATGGTGTGTTACCGCCAAGATATTTCTTGAGTATCTCCTCGGTATCTTCTTCAATGAGCCTAATCTTTTCTATGCGGTCATTAATCTCTTGCCTGAGTTTCTTCTTGACTTTGTTCTTCCTTGTCAATTCTTTCTCAAGTTCTTTGAGCCACTCGTTACTCTCTGTTGCTCCTTTCATGTGTACTCCTTGTCTATGAAATCACTACGACTCATACCTTTGTCAGCATACTCATCTTCTCCCTCAACAGGAATATCAGGGAAAATCTCCTTTACCTTTTCTTCAACTGCTTTTGTAAGTTCGGGCGTTGGCATATCAATTATAATCTTATTCATTATTATTCTCCTTTATTTTAATCGTTGTTCTAGTTCTTCTACTAAATCAGTAGCACTTATAATACCATCATTAGCCAAGCTAGTCCATGCTTCTTTTATTTCATCAATAGTAAAAGTTTCTTTGTATTTAGCTAATAGCTTTTCGAGTTCGGAAAGGTCAGACCAAAGACTTTTAATCTCTAGCTTAAGTGCATCATTCTCTCTTTTGAGTTCACGATTAATCCTAAGTGCCTCATCATTAAAATTCTTATTGTTATTTGGATTCATTACTTAACCTCTCGGCTCGGCAATAGGTTCTTCATTCCAACACTGCTCATACATCTCTTGTACTTCTGCTCGGTCATTAGTTTGTAATTCTGCTTCTGCTTCTGCTTCTACATTATCTAATGCACCTTGACCACCGCCAGTATTAAAACTACTAAGTGCTAATTCCTCTGCTTCTTCTTGACTGTATGCAAAGGTATCTTCAAATGTTGTTGATTTAGTTATGGTTACATTATAAAAACCTAAACCTTTGGGTGCTAATTTTACTTTTTCTTTGTACATTCCTTGTTTCTCCTATGCTATATTATTTTGGTATTTAAATTCTTCCTCAGTATTTTTCAACTGATTAATATACGCTAATACATCTTGATGAGTATGAGTTTTCATTGCATCATCACCAACAAGAGCCTCGCATATTTCTTCATAGTCCATTAAAACAGAGAAACCAACTCTCTTTGAGTATCCATCATCTGTTTCAACGATTGCTTTATGTACTTTCTTTGTAATATCTTTCATTTTATTTCCCTTTCTTAGTTAATAGGAGTATAGACTATCGCCCTCATGAGTTAATAGCAATAGCCTATATTTCTAACAACTAATTTATACTTGCTTCGGTTATGTAACTTGACTTGGTTCGCATACTTGTGTACTGCCTTTTATAACCTCATCCCTTTTAATTTTTCTGCTTAGTATAAACAAGTGAGTAGTTTTATGTCATACTCAGGACTCCTCTCTAGATTTTCAGGACTTCCACCAATTGGCACTAGATACCTGTGAGATGTAGCTGAAGGGGTATACATCCATGCTACAAATTTGGGAGCAGTTTATTAAGTCATGCTCAGGACTCGGAGATTATCTCTATAGGCTATTAAACCATGTATCGAAGGTTAAGTCAAGCCAATTATGTGAATTATTAAGGCTGATAATCACTTGTACTTGCCATAATAATATACTTGTATTAATTATAACACCGATTGCACCTAGTGTCATAAGTATTTTATAAAGTGTTTTCATTCTTGTAATTCCTTGTCTATTTTGTCATTAACTTCTTTTGCATAGTCCTGAGTTACTACAACACAACACAGTCCTATAATAACCAGTAAGGCAATGAATATATCTAATATCATTATTTACCCCCTGATTTAGCTAATGTACTGCTTTTAATCCAACCCAAAGGAATGTTATAGTTATCTCTAACTATTGCCATTGCTTCATAATCATTTTTAGCATTAATAAATTTAATTGATACCCCTAAGTTTTCGCTTAGGTTATCAAGTTCTTGATAGTGTACTATCTTATAAGTATTAAGTATTTTTTCCATTTGTTTTATCTCCGTTTTACTTTCTCAATTATAACTGTATTTTCGTTATGTCTATAACATGCCATACAATCTACACATTTTTGCCCAGTACAATGTACTTGACCTTCCTTAACACTATCATTATATGAAGCGTTAAAAACCTTATGAAAGCCTTTAGGGGGCTTTTCTATTATTCTATTGGTTTTTGGGTTAGAATAAATAAAAATGATGTTTTTGGGTGCTTCCTCGCACTCTAAGAACTGTTTTACCAAGTTGCTTCTCTTAGTCCAAAGTGCAAAATGAGTATCAGGGTTCAATTTAGCTATGTTAATAAAGTTAATTAAATGCTCGTAGTTGATTAACTCTCCATGCGCATGGAAGCGGAAAGTATGAGCGTTAATCGAGGGTAAATTATCAAGGGGTATAATGCTCTCTAAAGCCTTTGAATTCTTCTCCCATGATGGAGCGCAATTCTTCCTTGCACCTTCTAACATCGAGGCACTATAACAAACTTTACAAATAGTGTCTGTGCTTCTCATTTTGCTACAGTATTTATTTGTCAAGGTGTTAGTATTTAAAGCGGGTATTCCTTGCAATTTACCCGTCATTTTTGACTCTGTGAGTCTGTTTAAGTATTCCATTCTTTATATCTCCATTTTATAATAAAGGGTAAAGGCTCTCGATGTGAAAGCCCTTAGCTTTTATGATTATACGTTTATATTCCAGAGTTTAAGTTCATTATTAACATAAGGCATGAACTCAGTCCTTGTGTATTCTTTTCCTTTGAGTCTAACTACTAAAGGAATGCACTCGTAAACTTCAAACCATTTATATAAATATTCGTTTAAATCCTTTGTAAATTGCTTTTTATTTGTCATTTGTTTTATATCTCCATTTTTGCATTATTGCAGGGATTATATTACTTAGCTTTTATTACTTTGTCAAGTAAAAACATGGATTTATTTACATTTAATTAAAACTTTGTGTACCTTGTGTATTAAGAAAATGATATATAAAAACTATGAATTCGACTCCGAATAAAAAACAAAAGGGGAGTTTATACCCTTCGAGTGTCTACGAATAAAAACGAGGGGAGAAAAGCCCAGAAAGGCGAGGGGCGGACACCCTTTCCACGAATTTGCACACACACAGAATCCTACCTCCATCCAAAATTATTATTTTTTGAGTAATTCCCTGCACACCTACCCAGAATTCGGGCACAATGAATAAAATACTTACACAAACTAAGAAATATATGGTATAATATTGCTTATATTTTAAGTTAACTAAGCTACTATTCCTAGAACCACGCTACTAAAGTTACATTGAACCAATATTAATTGTTTATATAAATTAAATGAATAACTTTGTATATATTCTAGGAACACAATAAGCAATTTTATGGTATAATATTAGTATATGGCAAATAAAGGTGAAATCTCTATAGACTCAGAAGATGAGATTAGAGAAATAGAAAAAGAACTCGAAGAAGAACTACGTTATGCAGTTGCATCAGCTAAGGGTGTCGTACCAGCAGATGCTGTATTAAAGATAGAGCGTAAGCGAGGTCGACCTACTGGTGGTCTTAGTTCAGAATCTAAGAAAGCTGGTGGTAAAAAGTCTAGAATCAAAAGAGGACAAACGTATAAACCTACAGATGACGATTATTCTAAGGTAGAAGAGATGGTTACTATAGGATTAGACCAGCACACTATAGCTAAGGTTATGGGTATTAGTAATGCGACCCTAACAAAATATTATGCACACAATTTGCTAGTAGGTAAAGAAAAACGCACCGCCCGAGTAGCAGGTGTAGCCTATGAAATGGCAGTTAGCGGTGAATCTCCTAGCATGACTACGTTTTGGTTAAAGACACAAGCCGGATGGTCTCCTAAACACCACGTTGTTGTAGAAGATAGACAGTTTGACATACAATGGGCTAGTGATGAGTCGGATATTGCAGACGCTAATCAATTATTAAAGGATAAAAGTAGCAAAGTACACTAGTATTTATGCAAGAGGAGAGGAAATCTATAGTAATACCCTATACACCTAGGGATTTACAGAAACACTTACATACTAATCTAAATAGATTTAATGTTGTTGTATGTCACAGAAGGTTTGGTAAGACTGTATTTGCTATAAACCAGTTAATTAAAAGTTCTGTAGAAGATATACAAGCTGGTAAGAGACAACCTAGATATGCGTACATAGCACCACTATTTAAGCAGGCTAAGACAGTTGCTTGGGATGAATTAAAAAGACTATGCAGCGTATTCCCTGAGGTTAAGTTTAATGAAGCGGAACTAAGAGCTGACTTCATGGGAGCTAGGATACAACTGTACGGAGCTGATAACTATGATACTCTCCGTGGAATTTATCTTGACGGTGTAGTATTAGATGAGTATGCCCAGATGAACCCTAAGATGTTCTCAGAGGTTATAAGACCGGCACTCTCAGATAGGAAAGGTTATGCCATATTTATTGGTACACCTAAAGGGAAAAACGAATTTTATGATTTATACCACTCAGCACCGGATAGGAAGGGATGGGCTAGATTCTTATACAAGGCGAGTGAAACAGGGATATTAGATGATGAGGAATTGGAACTTGCGAAACAAGATATGGCAGAGACTGAATTTGAACAAGAATACGAGTGTTCTTGGTCTGCTGCACTTAGAGGTGCGTATTATGCTAAAGAGATTGAAACTGCTTATGAAGAAGACCGAGTGGGGAAAGTCC